TGAAGAGTAATATGTCCCATCAAGTGTAGCAGCCCAAGCTACCGAATAGTTACCAGCATTAACTTTGTTGTAAAGGTTTATGTCGCCTTGGATATTGATATTACCCTGTGAAAGAATCGCAAGTGCTGCACCAGTTGTTGATGAAGTTGAAATAGTAGCACTCGAACCTACATATACCGAAGTATATTGGTGTAAAGCGTTAAGCGAGAGATAAGTCGTACCACTTGTAATACTCAAGGCTCCGTCCGACCCATCACCATATAATGAACTTGGTGCTAACTGTAATCTACCAACGGTTGTATTCCAATCAGCAGTTGTATTACCAGCGTCTTTATAAGTTGTAGTAGAAAAACTCTCCGATGTAGATTCTTCGTCCTCGTTATCGAATATCTGGTCAACTGAATTCTTAAATATTTTGAAGCAAAAATCAGAATTTGTAATATTAGCCCAAGTATTCCATTGTCGCATTGCTTTACCTAAAGCATAAGACGAAAGATTACTTAAATGCCACTTATAATAGTTCTCGGAGTCACCACCTGTTGTGTAGATAACAATCCAATACTTAGTGTTGGCTGCTACTTGTGGGCTACTTAGAATAGCGGTTACCCATGAAGCTACCGTTTGGACATCGGCACCAGCGACAGTCGTTGCACCGTCTGTAACTATTGTCCCTGATGGACTGTCGGAATTATCAGTTTCAATCCTTACCGTAATATCACCAGTTGGATTACCAACCTTACTCAATAAAAGATTAGCCTTGGGGATTGTGAATATCGAACCACTAGTGGTAAACGATTGTGCTAATTTAATATTCCCGTGAAATGGTTTAAACGATGTATTTATTTTTTGCGATGTCTCGATAATGGTTCCCGACTGAGAATAAAAGTTAATCTCAAAACTATTTACTCCTACATCAAACTCTGGGAATACACCTTCAAAATCGATGTTCTCCGAGTTAAGAGTTGTAATCATACTCTGCAAGTCAATAAGAAAGCTATCACCTGCGGTTGTAGTTTGTGAAAGCAATATCTCTTGACCTGTCGTTTTATTTATGAGCTCAAGCTGAGTAACATCGCCTGGGTCAATAAAGTCTAATTTAACGGTCGGCTTTGGTGGTGCTGTCCCTTCAAAGGAAAGAGTCTCTTCAATGTCGCTTGTAATATCGTCAACACTGTAAATACCACTTTTGGTAAGATTACCATTGACATCGCTTGACTGACCGAATGGTATATCAATAACCTGACAATCAATTGAAAATGGAGCGACTGTAATATTGTAATAATTTCTAGTAATAGTAACACTAGTTGATACGGTATACTTTCTATAACTACCAGCGTAATCGATAACAAGGTCTAGGTAATCACCAGATACATGTTCCTTAAATTCGTCAATTAAAATCTCAAGATTGTCATTCGAGGTGCTGTAAAGGTTACCTTCTACCTTTATCTTTTTAGGTTTGTATTTACTGGATATTAACTTCTCACCATCTCTGCGAGTTAAATCAAGAGTTGATATTGAAAGAGGAGGAGCACTATCGTGCTGAACTGTTCTAGTCCTAACCGAACTTGATTGAAGGTCGTAACCTCCAAGTGTTAACTCTGTCATGCTACTCCTTGCTGTGCCAAAGAAACCTGTCTGTTAATCGTCTGGATAGTTTCTTCGATACCAATTTCACTTGCCATATTAACGGGTCCATAAAAGTTGACAACAAGTCCACCTGCAAGTTGATTGTTGGGAACGATAGTCCCAGAGGAGCTAGGAACGAATAACTCTGGTCCACGCTCACCTACAATATAAGGTTGATTACCAGAGACCGAACCGCCAGAGGCTTTACCCACAACATCAATAGAGAATCCCTTGGAGGCTCCCGACAAAAAGTTTTCCAAAAATCCACCAACAGCCTTAACAGCATTCCAGAAGGCATCTTTAATCTTCCCAGGTAAAGATGAGAACCAATTAACGACAGAATTAACAACATCCATTGCCCAGTTAACGGCATTGTTTTTGACATTATAAAATGCTTCTTTTATAGCATCCCACATCCCTACAATACCGTCTCTGATTCTCCCAGGCAGTCTGCTAAACCAATCACCAACGCCAGTAATAGTCTCTTGTGCTTTATTGGTAGCCTCTTGTCGTGACTTCGTAAACCACTCGACTATTGTGTTGTAAGTATTAACAAGCCAAGTCCAAATCCTTCCAGGTAAAGAAGCAAACCACTCTACCGTTTCGACAATTAATCTTGCAGTAAATCCTACAATGAAGCCCATACCTTCAGCAGAGAATATAAATTTAAATGCATCCAATAACTGTGTTAAGAATCCGCCAACATTAACTTTTACCCAGTCCCACGCTGCAACAATCCAGTTTGTAATATTATCTATATCCTGCCTGCATCCAGCAAAGACATTACGCCAATTTTCTATGCCCTGATTCCAAGTATCGGTCATCCAATTAACAACATCACGAATAGCAAGAAACAAAGCTATTATAACAGTTATGATAGTACCAATTATAATAGGTATCGAGCCTGCCGCTATACCAATTACGGCAACGAGTGCACCCATAATAATTACTATTGCCTTAGTTAGCTCCTGATGTTTAATCATAAAGTTAATAACATCGCCGATTGATTGTGCAAACTTACCGACTGAGTCAGCAGCATTATTAAATAAATCTGGGTTTTCGGACAGAGTTTGATTCAAGCTATTTATCATGGTTACTAACTGGTCGAGCATTCCGCCCTCTACTATTTCACCTTCGTTATTAAGTCCAACTAATGACCGACCTACCATACTGATAGTATCTTTAAGTGTTGACCACACACCAGTAAGTGTTTTAGAGCCCTTTTCCATACCTTGATAGAATTGTCCACCCTCGGAGGTAGCTAGCTTGAACTCTTCTGCTACCATCTCAAAGGTTATTTTACCTGCTGCCATTTTTGCATATAAAGAATCCATCGACTCGCCTGTTCTCTCAGATATCTTCTGCAATGGGTTGAAACCTACCGAGACCAATTGTCTTAGGTCGTCTCCTTGCAATTTTCCTTTAGCCGAAACCTGTCCAAATGCCAGTGCTAAACTATTAAACTTTTCTACATTACCAAGAGAAACATCGCCAAGCATTTTGAGCGATGGCATTAAATCATCAACCGAGATTCCAAATGATAAAAGTGTTTGAGATGCATTAACTAAATCGGTGGTTTCGAAAGGAGTCTTAGCTGCAAATTCGTATAAATCTTTGAATACTTCTCTACCTTTCTCGGTGCTCCCAACAAGAGTATCGATATTAGTTCTCATTAATTGTACATTAGCAGCACTCTTTACCATGGAAACACCAAAGGCAACAACTCCAGCCGTTGCACTGGCTAACCCAACCGTTGCAAGTCGAGAGAGAGAACTTGCCATACTGCTACCCATGCTTGCGGCAGTACTACCAATACTCTTCATTGTTGAAGTAGCCTTGTCTTGTGCCGTCACTAATATGTTTACATCAATATTACTTGCCATTTTTTCTTCTCTCTAAATCTAACTTTTCTTTATCTGCCAAGAGAGCCATGATGTGAATATTGACCACATATTCTTCGTATGGCTCATTGTCCATCTCACTAGACGACAACCCAAACGCTTTTCTGTAAGCATACCTGCCCAACTCATACGGTGGTGGGGCGTTGTAGAATATCGAGTTCTCCAACGCCTCTAGGAGTTTGGGTTTGTTTTCGCCAAGTCCTGATTGACAAGTTGCAGGAAACACTCGTTGACAACCTCGATAGGAACATCGAGTAGGTCGTCTTTGGTAACATCAACGAGTCCATTTTCACCTGGTAACTTGCCACTAATAAATAAGTCCTTGAGTATCTTGATAGAGCTTTCAGTCGCCTCATCTGGTTTATCCTTGTTAATTTTCACTCTCGAGAATTCTTTAACCTTAGATACAGACGGTGATTCGAGTTCGATATAGGAGTCCTTATATACTTCGCCCAGTTTCGCCAACTCAATACGCTTTGGTATTTTGAATTTTGACATCTTACTCCTTTTATATTAATTAATAACTCGCAACTTGGTTAGCTAGCGTCCATGTGCTGATAACCGCAAGAGCGTTCGCAGCGTCATAGTTAGCAGTGAAGTCGAGTGACTGCTTTGCAATCTCTGATAATGCCAAGTCGGACTTCCAACCTTCAAAGTCAACTCGTGGCATTTGGAATGTAAAGTAGTTGTTAGAACCTTGAGTAAGTTTGATTTCCATCGCTTTATAAGAACCAGCCAGCATATAGTCAAGCCATGTCTGGTCTTCGAAGTTAAGTGTCAACGAACCAGAGACCTTCAACTCTTTGTTGTTAACATCTTCGGGTGATAGTGTACCCAAAACATTATCTGTTTCAGCGTTCTTTTCGATTGTAAGCTCGAGAGCTTTAACCGAAATCTTAGAAGCGGCAGCTAAGCCAGCGATATCAGTGGCAACCTTTAACGAAAGATGCTGTGGTAAATACTTCTCTCCAAGCGATGTATAACTCGCAGTTTGTCTTGTCCAGTCACGACCATCGACAGATTTAATAGAGATGGTATTAGTTACAATATTCCCAGGCTCTATTTTGAGTGCCCATTTATCAACTACTGCATTCGGGAACATTCTCGCTACGCCAGTATCAGATGGTGTCTGTACTAGGAACGAAAGCGACTGGTGCATATTGTCCTGTTGTAGCGTATAAGTATGGACATAGTTTGTCGAGCCAGTAGACGATGGCGAAGCACCAGCGAGTGATGTAAAGATAAGACCCAGGTAAGCGTCCCTCACCTCGGCTTCGATGTCGCCTTCACCTGATTTATTGACAATATAAGAAGAGTCAGAACCTTCGAGTCTTCCCATGCCACTTGTTTCCCGAGCCTTAGTTATCACATCAATTAATGATGCTGAAGACCAAGGAATCCAGTGGGTCGGGTTTACTGGTGTGCCTCGGGTTGATTCTTTCGCAACGCCTACTTCAGCTCGGCGTGATACAAATTTTTCTGCCATGTTAACTCCTTATTCATTTTTAAGTTTTTACTATGCAATAATTTTGTCAAGAACTTATCCATAAAGACCAGTGTCTACATTGTATGATGTCTTTACCTTTAAAATGATATCAGCCGTTCTACACCAACCGAGAGAAGACTCAACATAACCCCATATAGACGGAGCGGCTTCAACACCATTTTCAGCCATACCATCCAAGTCAAACTTCCTGTCGAAAGCATTAATCATTTGGTCGACAATATCACCCATTACACGCTCAGCCTTTTCCTTAGCGTTATCCGATATGTCTGGCAGTGCTAAATTAGGGTTATGTTCCATAAGGTAAAACACCCTTACTCTAAAAGCATAGACTCTTTCATTCTCAACATTGGTCTCAAATGAGTTTTCTTGGTCGTCCACCACAATGGTAACAGCAGGGAATCCTTCAAAGTTTACTTTTTCATAGCCAACAACTTCCTGCACAGTATCAACACCGTCAGAGATTATGTCTCTTATCTTATCTTTTAGCTTTGTTACTTCGCCATAAACTTCAGCCATATTAACCTACCTTTGCATCTAACGATTTTATTATCTTATTAATAGCATTTTCAATTCTAGTCTTGATATTTTTAGCCTCACTCATCGCCGCATCTTTCATAAACGGTCTTGGTCCGTATTTCCTTGAAGTGCCAGTACCTTCATGTGGATACTGCGAATACGATGCTTGCGATTCAATGATAGTTGTCAGTGGTCTCGGATAAAGCGATTTAATATGGTCGTGCAAGTAGCCTGTTTGATAAACTGGTCTGCCATAGCCACCCTTTACGAGCTGCTTGGCAACGAATCCGATTTTCGTACCAGCTGTTGTAATCTCTGTTTGGAGTACACTCTTAAAATCCACTCCTTTAAAAGCGACTGATAGTCTGTCTAATTCAGTTGTATCTATCGAAACTTTAATCATTCTTTCACCACAACCAATCCTTTATATGGCTGTACGCCAAAATCTATTACTTCAATTTCTTTTACCGAATAAGTCACTCCGTCTATTACAATCTGGTCACCCGCTTGGACATCAGCTTCAGAGTTATCTATAAAGACCTGATACGACTTGCCCAACTGATATCCTGACTGTTGCTGACCAAAATCTATATCCTGTTTAGAACACGGATAAGCAGTAGATGTAGCAGAATAGGCATTGCGATAAGAGTCAATCGCCTTAAGCCGTCTTACCGTTAGAGTTTCAGTCAAGAAGTATTTCATCTTGTCCCCCTAAATCGTAGGTTCATGATAAGCGGCAAGTAATGCAGATGCTCCACTATCCTCAATCTTTTTAAGTGGGTCTGAGAATGTAACAGAGTATCTGCCTAGAGTTTGAGATTTTATACCTTTGCTTTTTCTTTCGTTAAATAAATAAGTAACAAGCATTTCACAAGCCTGTCTTAAATCGTCTGGTATTGGGTTATATCCTGCGGTATAGGTTGTTATTCTATAAGCATAAGGGAACTCTCTAAACCCAGCGTCTAAATAAACCGCACCCCTATCGTGACCTCCGTCTGTAAGTAGTGTCCAAAGACCAGAGTCTATCGTATCCCAACTGGGGCTATCAAAGTCACCACTGCGTATCTGTAAGCTACCGATTGAACTTACTGGCCAGTTTCTAAGTAAAAGAACCTTAGATGCCACACCATCATAAATTTCATTAGTATAAGTTGTTTCAGTAAATCTGCGACCACAATAGTTTTCTATCATCTCGGTAGAGGCATTGATTAAGTTTATCAACAAATCATCATCATCGCTGTTTGTGATGTCGAGGGCATCTTTTACACTAGACAAACTTGTTAATGCATAAGTAAGAATTGTTGGCATTATTTCCTCTTTATAATAATTCTATTCTTAGCTTTACATGGTTGGCATTCTTGGCTTCTCATCATCCTATCACGATAAACACCTGTGCCTTTCAACATCGCTAATCCCTTATCAATTAAGAAGTGAGCATAGTTGTTGCTTACCTCTTCTACATCGCCTTTAATTTTACCGTTATAGTCCGATAGATATATTACTTTTTGCATATCAGCTCCTTATAACTCACCACCCAGAATGGTGAGTGTATAAATAGCCGATTAGCTTATCCCAGTATTGGTAATCCTGGCAAGAGCGTGGGTGTCAGCCAATTCCGCATCGACTCGTTCCTCAACACGGATATGTGTCAAGTTGCGTTCGAAGGCAGAATAGGAGGCGACAGTCGCTGTGTCAGAAACCGCTACGGAGATACCTTCTCTGTCAGCAATCCAGTAACCCGTTCCTAGGTCACCAAACAAAATGGTGTCGCTAGTAAGGTCGTTCTGCTCTACTACTGATTTACCAAGCAAAGTTGGGAAGCCGTCTTCGTTAAGAGTCTGGTCAAAGATGTATCGGTTAGTTGTGTCTTTAAGGCTACGAACATTCGCAATCGTGCGAGAGTTCATAATCCAGACAGCACTTCTACGATAACCTTGTGGCAGTTTGTAGTAGATGCTGATTAAGTCATCACCATCCAAAGCACCACCAGCATCAACGGTCGGAACACTTGTATAAGTGGTCAAACCAGTCGGCTGCGAGGAACCAGTACCGTTAACAAAGAGTTCGTCTTCTTTTTCTGCGATAGCACGGGTCATCAACTCACGCATGACATTGATAATATTCCCACCAATAGAAGCATCTGCGATAACTTGATTCGACAAGGAGGCGATAGCACCAATCGTATAAGGAGTAAGAGTTATTTCATCCCACTCAGCCGAGGTCGTTGACTTGGTAGCCAACTCATTCGCAACATATACTTTCGGTCGAGCTACATTACGAGGCAAATGGAAGGTGTCAGTCGTGATGTTAATCACTCGAGACAGTCTTCGAATCTGCACCAAGTCACGCCTATCAGCGATGAATTCAGTCGCAAATTCCTCAGGCACCAAATAGCCACCGTTACCAGCAGTACCCTCTGAGAGGGGCTGGATTTTTTCACGGTCGCCAGTTAAAAGTGCTTTGAAGAATTCGGCAATTTTCTCATCTTTGGTAAGCTTTTTAGCTTTGGGTTTCTCGGGCTCGGGTTCGGTTTCGACAATAGCTTTTTTCTTTTCCGCTACTTCGGTATCTTTAGCCGAACGCTTCTCTTCAAAAAGCTCGAACAACTTGCCTGCCAGCTCATTCAAATCTTCGTTATTTACTTTCGGTTGCTTTTTCTCTTCGTTTTCCATGGTATTATTTCTTGCCCTTAGAGTAACTAAGAGCAATACTCAATAATTTGTTTGCGTGCTGTATGAGGCGTTTGACATTCTCGTCTTCTTGCCCAAGCACTCGACCTTTGTCGTCCTTCTGGGGGGACTTAGACACCTCGGGTTTGGTCAACTTAGTTAGACCTACTACCAAACTGTCAACTTTTTCTTCAATTACTTGAATTCGTTTTTCAACACTATTATCAGTTTCGAACATCGCCTTTAACTCTTCGGGGGTGTAGTCTTTCATCTCTGGCGGTTCTTCATCAAAATCTTTATAGTGTTTTGCAAGGTGGTTATAAACAGACTTCTTATCTTCCTCAGGAATCTTAACTCCTCCACGAGCTCCGAGCAGTGCACCCATAGCCGCTACAACACCTCGCCAAACAGTCTTGTAACCTTCGGAAAGGTGATGGGGAAGTTTATAAGAAGATTTAACCTCAGGCTTCTCGGCATCAAACCATGCACATATAACCTTAAGGTCTGACACATCGCTACCCATCTGTGCTGGACCGTCCCATGCCATACCTTTATCTGCTAATGGGTAGTACTTATAAGGGACAACTTTCTTAGCTTCGATTTCTGCTTCAACCTCTTTATCTGCTTCAACTTCTTTTGGTTTTGGCTTGCACTTTTTTTCCTCTTTGTCTGGCTTATCGGTTTTGTCGGGCTCTTCAACTTCCTCGGTAGTTTCTTCTCCTTTGCCAAAATAACTATCAATAGTCTTCGCAGAGTACCCTTTAGTCATAGCTAATTCACGAGCCGATGGGTTAGCAGGAATATTACAGAAACTAATTTCTAACAATTCAGCTTTCTTAATAATGTTGTCAATCATATCCTTAACAAGAAATCCAACTGATACCGTTGTAAGAAAACCTGCCTCGTAAAGGTCAGATACCATACGAGACATTTCAGTCTTGCGATGGAACTCGGGCTTAAATATAAGTTTCTTTTTGCCATCAATATCCATTAACTTAATGGGGTTAGCTCTACCAATCATCGGCTCATAACCATCGTGAGACCATAAAATAACGGGATTCACTTTATAGTTCTTTAAATCCCAACCTTCTTGTTCTATTACCTCGCCGTGTCTATCCACGGTGTCATCGGAAGCGACTATCCAGCCGTCCCCTGCTATTTTTTGTAGTACCGCTTGCAAATATTTTTTGTTTGCCATAATACTCCTTATTCATTTTTAGTTTTCTTTAGTTAAATATTTTGTCAAGAACTCTTCTTCGTTTTTTTTAGCTTCTTCAAATCATCCGCCGCCTTATCAAGCTTCTTGTCGTAACTCTCAACTGTCCTAGTAACATATTTTAATGTCTTCTCCATCGAACCATTACGGAGCTTTAAATACTCGTGTAGTTGAATAGATATCTTTGTATTTTGGTCTATGGCTTCTGCGAACTTTTCAAACGATGGCTTAAACAATCTTGCTAAGAAAAAAATCGTTAGTAGCAAACCACCACTAAGTCCTAAGTCTAATATTTTTCCCAATAAATTTGAGTCCATTACAGCTCCTTAATAATTATATTCTTGTCGATTTCTAAAAAACTTGGTTTATATTTAATGTCCAACGGTATCCATCCAAATTTGCCCGATGTAACAGCTAAGAATTTATTTTCAGCCATATCGAAGTAGACTGTCCTGTCAATTTTTATTAGAACAGTTTTCTTTTTTCTTACAAGAACTCCCACAGGTGCTTCTGGTTCCTCACTCGGTGACGGACTGGCAGAAATACTCGCAGAAGGTGATATAGATGATGACGGAGAAGTACTTAAACTTACCGAAGCACTTGGCGATACACTGGGCGAAACAGAACTACTCGGTGATAAAACCGCTGAAGGCGACACTGATGGACTTACACTCGAAGATGGAGAGACGGATAAACTCGTTGAAGAGCTTGGGCTTACCGATGGACTAATAGAACTACTGGGACTCTGTGATAGTGACACAGAAGAGCTAGGACTCTGTGAAGGCGATGTTGAACTACTTGGCGATTGAGATAAACTCACAGAAGAAGACGGGCTAACACTTGCCGAAGGTGACACCGAAGGAGACACCGAACTTGAAGGACTTTGGCTAAGAGATGTCGAGCTACTTGGGCTTTGACTTAGCGAAACACTAGAACTTGGCGACACAGATGGCGACACACTCGGGCTGGTGCTTGGTGACATAGAAGGAGATACCGACGATGATGGTGATAAACTTGGAGATTCTGAAGAGCTAGGAGATACTGAAGCTGACGGACTAATACTAGCACTCTTACTCGAGCTAGGACTTACTGACGGCGAGACAGAACTACTAGGAGATTGCGATGGGCTCTCTGAACTGGATGGCGAGATAGATGCTGAAGGAGATACACTAGGACTTACAGATGAGGATGGGCTTACACTCGGTGAAGTTGATGGGCTAACTGAACTAGAAGGGCTTTGGCTAGGACTCACGCTAGACGATGGGCTGATACTCGCAGAAGGCGAAACGCTAGGTGAAGCAGAACTCGAAGGCGATACAGATGGGCTAACCGAAGGCGACACAGACGGCGATACACTAGAAGACGGACTCTGACTTGGGCTTGCAGAGCTAGACGGTGAAACACTGGCACTGGGACTTACCGAAAGCGACACAGATGAACTCGGTGAAACACTGGCACTAGGCGAAACACTAGGGGATACAGATGATGATGGACTTTGACTTGGTGAAGCAGATGATGATGGGCTGACAGACGGACTAACAGAGCTACTCGGACTCTGAGATGGGCTCTGACTACTTGAAGGACTTATTGACGCAGATGGACTTACTGATGGCGAAACGGAGCTTGAAGGGCTTTGAGATGGTGACACTGAACTACTAGGAGACTGCGAAGAGCTTTCGCTTGGTGATTCTGATGGACTAATAGAGCTAGATGGGCTCTGTGATGGACTTACACTCGAAGATGGTGATTGCGAAAGAGAAGCAGAGCTACTCGGTGAGACACTTGCCGATGGTGAAACTGACGGTGAAACACTAGAGCTAGGCGATTGGCTTGGAGATTCCGAGCTAGATGGAGATACGGATGCCGAAGGGCTTACCGATGGGGATACAGAACTACTAGGGCTCTGGCTTAAAGACACCGATGGACTTACACTCGATGATGGACTCTGCGATAAAGACACACTACTCGAAGGGGAAGCCGAAGCACTTTCAGAAGAAGATGGACTTACCGAAGCCGAAGGGCTAGTACTTGGGCTCTCTGAACTCGATGGGCTTATCGATGCACTCGGAGATACTGAAGCCGATGGTGACTGAGAAGATGACGGGGACATAGATGGCGAAACAGAAGACGAGGGGCTACCTGCCGCTTCTGTGTAAGTAATAGTGATTCGAATATAATCTACATACGCTATTAAAGCAGATGGGTTATAATGCCTAGCATTTAAAACAACGCCAAAGTCAGAATCATTAACCATTGTTTGGGTAGGCGAAGCATTCCAAGTATCAGCTGTGCCACCGTATGCCTTATCTGTATCAGATGTCGGCCATGCCGTTGCTGTGTCTGCTTTATTATCGCCCGTTAATGTTCCTGAGGCATCAAGCAATCTAACAGTTACATCTTTGACACCAAGTCCAGTATATGCTCCAGACTTTCTCTCAATTGTTACCGTAATACCATTAATTGTCGCCCCAGCAGGAATAGAAAATCCAAAGTTTGTACACTTAAGATAATGCGATATCGCTCCACCAGAACCACTGGCAGTAGCATAAGAACCATCAGATGCAGCGACATTCCCAGGGTTCGACCAAGTAAGAGTACCTGTACTCGAATCATCTACCATTGTGCCTGGTGCTCTTGTTACACTAGCCATTTAATTCCCATCCAGGGATAGTATCCGATTCAACCCATCCCTTAGTATTTTTCTGGTTTCTAAACTCTTCTTTTTTCCACCGAGTAGGCGAGAGGTTACTTCCATGTCTAAAATCGATGTTAGGATACTTAGACTTCCAACTCTCCGATTTATAATCATCAACTCTTTCTGGACGATTATGTGTACCTGGCTCGTAACCCATTTTAAGCGAAAATCCATTTTTTTGAACAAGCTCTAATCGTTTTCGGTAATGCTTAATAGCTAATTCTCGGTAACAACAAATCCCCGATACTTGTTTGCAATCGTAGTGAATCGATTTACCAGTATCCCAATCACGCTTCCAAACATTCTCGTTGTAATAAAAAACATCTTTTTTTGTCGGAGTAAATTCAAAGTGTGACGGATGGTACAAAACATCAGCCTCACAAAAGTAAACAATCTCAGCCTTAGACCTTTCAAGAGCCGTAAGTATCTGGGTGAACATTGTGAGCACACTCCTCTGCAAAGGTAAGTGGATATTGTCACCAAAGTGAGGCATCGGCTTTAGAGATGCACTCGAAATAGGCAAGCCAATACTTAATAGGTTCTTTTGGCACTTTTTAGCAAGTTTAACTGGAGCTTGATTATCTGTGTAGTAAATTATTCCCTTACTTGCCCATGGTGGGTTAAACTTCTCCAGTAACCACTTTAAATCATATTTGCCCTTCCACTTGCCACCTACAAAAAGCTCTTTAGATAATTTACGAGCATGCTCAATTTGCTTGCCACTCTGCTCGTAGGGAAATCCAAAATCACCGCCTTGAGTTCTAAACATGTGAGCAAACCAAGTGTTCTTATTGCAAATTAATTTCCCACCAGAGAGCCATGTCTTACAAGCAACTTCGGTGCCCTGCTGTCCCCAACTGCCAAACGATTCATCGCAAGCATTAAGCTCCCAATATTTCTTTCGTGTCATCATCCAGCAGGCTCCTAGGATACTCATAGTTTCAACTAGAGTGCCCTTCTGGTGCTTTTTATACCACGACCAGTACTGGAACCTCAAATCACTATCAAATCGCATAGCGGTCGTCTCAGGGCTTTTCTTGGGCTTCCAAACAATCATTCGCTTCATCTCTTTGCCACACTTAGAGCATGGATGTGACTTACCTTGGTACTCTCTATGTCCACACTCGCAAACCCAATCAAAAGCATGGAGGTTATACATCTTTGGAACGACAGTCCAGTCATCCTGCATATCTTTCATAAGTTTGACATCAAATCCCTTATCCACAGCACAGTGAGCATCTAACTTCATTACATATTTAGCCTTTGAGAGCTTACAGGCGAGATTTGTAGCCGCCCTTTGCCCCACACTCTTGGGTAAGAAGACAACAGTTAAGCGTTTTTCCTGTGGAATAGGCTCTACACTCCATTGCCCGTCTAAAACGACAATAATTTCAGTATTCCCCTCAATACAATCTAAAAGATTCTTAATCGTCTGGTTAAGGAACATCTCATTACGGGCTGGAATTAAAATCGACAAATCCATCTCACTCCTTTTTAAACCACCAACAAGGTTGTCTATCGTCCTTGTGCTCACTGTTATTTCTATTGATAACCCTCAACTCTATCCTGTGCATCTCGCAATACTTATTTACCGCCTCAACTACTCCAGAGTTTTTGAAGTGCGTATAATCGTGACCTGCGACAATACCACCACTTTTAACCTTCCTTGACCAAATAATAATATCAGCCATCACATGGTCGAAGATGTGATTGCCATCTATAAATACAAAGTCCAACATACCGTCATCGAAATCTATCGATGCCTCTATGCTTGGTTGTGGGATTATTACTGTGTCGTATTTGGATAACCTCTTCTCGGCTTTCTTGTAGGCGTTAAGCTGATAATTAGCTCCACGCCAGTTGCCTTCGTAGGGTGTCCACGAATCTATACAATAAAGCTTTAGACCTGGGTTTTCTTTACACAGTATCTCGCTATATCTACCATCAGCGACTCCAATCTCAGCTCCGACCTTAAAGCCACACTTACGAAAGTATTTAGCTAAATCAATCCTAGTTTCCATTTTTTTCAAGCTCCATTATTTTATTGTCATCCCATGTTGGAGGATTAAATTTCTTTATCAACCACGAGAGTGGTTTGGTTTGTTTATCCCAGGCTCCCCTCCACTGCATCCATCTGGCTGTATACTGACTCCCCTTGTTAAGACTATCTTTAGCAAGGAAGTATCCACGCCCATACTTTTTACCCTTATGTAGATGTGCATACCAAGTATTCTTATTTCTGATTACTCGCCCCCCTGATAACCAAGCCTTCAGCCCTATCTCTTGAGCCTCGTTCCAAAACTCTCCATAGTTCTCTTCGTCCATCAATTCAAGCTCGTAGAAGTAATCCCGTTTCATAAACCAGCAAGAACCTTGAAAACTCATAAGGTCTGTTATCTTTTGTTTTCTAAGCTCATCTTTTTTATTTAACTCATCCCACACCTTGCCGTTTAGACCAACACCACCAAAATCACTCGGTTCGTCTGGATAGGAAAGATACATATAGTCAATATCAGGCTTGCCTACATCTTGGATACACCAGTTCTCGGCATCGAGTCTTTTCCTACGAGGTACTACTACATAATTACCCTTGCAACTCTTAGCAAGTTCTATATCGTAGCCCTCTCCGACCATACAGTGAGCATCTAACTTCATTATGTATTCGCCACGAGCAATAGCTACCGCACTATTGATAGCATTACGCATACCCTTAGACTCTCCTATGTGAATCAATCTAAGCCGTGGGTCATCTTTAAGCGGAGGAGTCGGCCAGTATCCATCTAGCACAGCAATGACTTCCACTTCACCCCTAGCGTTAGTAAGCAGTTCCTTAATAGTCGGTTGCAAGAACTGTTCGTTGCGAGCTGGAATAATTATCGAGACCATTATTCCTCTTTTCTGGTAATACGCCTTACGCTACCACCTTCTCTATCAAGAGTGTATGTTACGGTTCTATCTCCATAACGCTTAATAATAGTATCTTTAGTTATTTCAATTGTGTCTGGGTCGGTCACATAAAATATTACCTTGTTGACAAGAGAACCAAAGAACCTTTTTATAAAGTCCGTAACGATTTCTGCTACACCCTTAGTAGCCCGTTCAGTCTTGTGCAAGCCAACAGCGATATCGTCTAGGCTATCGGATACCTTATTAATCGAAGTAACTGTTCTATCAGTCTGTACTTTGAAGTCAGATGATAAATCCTCTACTGCCTCACGCAGTGTTTCGTCAGAGTCTTCAATAGTTAACTCGAGGTCTCTAATAAGGGAGTTAGTTTCGGCAATACGCTTCTGTATCTCTGGCAAGGCAGTCTTAGCAAATACGGCATTGTTAGATTCCACCGTAAGCGTTTCTCTTTGTATATCCGACATTTCCCTTTGGAAGGTCTCTGTTGAATCTACAATTTCAGAATACTTTTCTTTAATGTTGTTTAGCACACCAACAAACTCTTCGACACCTTTTTTGTAATCATTCTTCTTGACTTCCTTAGTAAGGTCACGCAACTCGGCTGTGCTCTTATCGAGCTTATTGCAGATATCACCAAACAACTCTGCGAGCTTCTTGGAAGCGTTCTCGTTACCTTTAGCTAATATCTTTTTAAGGTTTTCTTTAGAGCTATTCATCTTTAACCTCCGATAGTTGCTTAAGATACTTATCTACTTCTTTCCTAATCATATTCTTAGAGTCGAGCTTTTTAAGCCTAGCGTTCTTTATCCTTTCCATTTCAGCAGATTTGGAGTTAATTAATTGCGGAGCTAATGTACAACGACAACTAACATGTAGCGGTGGCTTATCAACCGCTTCGTAGTCCAGCTTCATTTCACTACCAGTAAGAGGAGATTTATATGTAGAGCCTTTGTCGAAGAAGTTGCCAGTAATCCCGACTACCTTGCCATCCATAGGCTGACACCACCCACAAACTTTTTCGTCTACGGATGTAATCCATATCTTAGCTTCAACAATGCCCGACTGTACCCACGCATCAATCGTCGAGGCGTTAGTAAGACGAACCGATTCAGTCTCGGCAATCTGCCTCGCCTTAGTCTTGCTCATATTTGTGTATTTATCTCTAAGGTTCTTGGCAATCTCATCTGGACTCTTGCCTTCATCGAGCTGTTGTTTGACGAACTTAACAGTACCGTTGCGTAATGTCTTAACAACTGATGATGATGTTCGTTTAATTGAATCTTGTACTGTCTTTTGAAACTTCTTGTCCTCTTTAAACTCACTCGGGTCAAACCCTAGGAAGCGAGTAGCCTCTTTACCTTGCTCTTTAGCCAGCTCGTAAAGTACAGGCAGAACAATAGCCATAAACGCAGCAATTTGTTCTTTCTTATCGCCAAACAGGTTGGTAGCATTAAACAACTCGTTATAATCATACTCATCATTTTCCTTAGTAGTTAACATCGAACCGATTTCTTTTCTTAGCGTCAGCATATTGATAGCAGCAGTATCAACCTCGCTAATAATAAACTTGCGGGCATGTTCTTCAATCTGCTTAGAGTACTGGTCGCTAATATCAAGCTGTACTTTTTGAAAAGCAATCTTTGTCTCTTGTGACTCTATCTTGGTGTACTCAAGAGGTCTGCCAGATATGCCACCCAATATCTTCTGTGTTAGCTCAGCAATACTTCGCATCTTTTGTCGGATAGTATAATTGCGAACAGTTAAACGCTGGATAGCATCTTCATAACGCTTCTTAAGATTGAACTGTTTAATTTTAATCGGATTAACTTTAATCTTTTTAATTGACTTCTCTGGCGGTACTACCTCGGGACTACCTTGTCCTGCTGGCACTAAGTTAAGCGGTAAGTAGATATAATCACCCTCCGCACCAATAGGAGCTTTACCTAGCTCATCACGAATTTCGTTAATAGTTAACCACTTGTTCCAGCCTACCTCGTATTCTTTAAGCTTTATCTCCTTGTCCTCTGGCACTGGACTCTCATAACCCAAGAACAAATCTAACCCATAACGAGGAACTAAGAACTCATTAAGGTAATCTACGAACCATCGCATCTGTGGGTCGATAGTCCACTTAAGCCAAACTCTCTCTGAAGCCTCGGCTGTGGCTCGGTTAATGTCCTCTGTAATACCAATAGCCACATTAGTATTTCCAAATAAAGCCTTAATCTTATCTCGTGTCCACTTTAACTGGTTCATAAAGTCCATATCTTTTTGTGTAAGCGTAAACGGTTCTGCTTTAAGACCCTGCTCAAGAACTGCCACGCCATTGGACTTGCTATTAACATTCCCATATTTCGCATACCATCGTTCACTTAGCCTTTTTGAAATCTCGGGCTTTAATATTTGCTCGGTAGTCAGGATAACATCGGGACGAGCCGAGTTCATAAAGAATGACTTATTATACTCGCTAGCAAACGAATCGGTATCAAGGTCAATAGCCGCTGCTTTCATAACACCCATACCACGATACATAGACTTAGGGTCTGGTACTCGCATGAATAAGATTTCATGTGGGTCAAATATCTGTGGGTCTTTGCCTGGAACTTTATACTCGTAATATTTAATGAATTCATCTTTGCCTAAGTCGCCTGGCTTGATTGACAGGTAATCAGGGCGTAACGGCCATATTTCCTTTGGTTTTCCGCCAGTTGGTGTAGAGCCTACCAGATACCAAGCAACTTCACCCAACATCGACTTATGTTGCGACGACATATACAAGAGCTGGTACTTAGTCATGTGGTTGTTAACTCTATTCAAAAGCTCAAGCAATTCGTGCTCTTTTATTTCCTCAATCTCATATTCACCACCAACTACTTTAAGCCTATAAAGATGGAACTTCATCATAGCAACAGCCTCAGCAATACGAGAGATGTTTACATAAGCCCACCCTTGATAAGCATCGAGGAATTTCTTAGCATTGGCAGGTGGTAATTCCTTGCCGTTACTACCAGCACGGAACTCCCAAGACTCCCAAGACTGCCACTCTTGAGCCTCTTTTAATTTATCCACTATATCCTTATAGGATGCATTGGCGTTTCTTGTTTCTATTAGTTCTCTCGAAAGCTTCTTATAAGATTCTGTTCTTTCAAGTACTCTATCAATAAATGTCATATTACTCCTTTAAAAAAATGTGATATCAAGCTCTGGTTTCTGTACGACTTGAGCACAGGCATACTCAGCCAAAGCCCAACTGTCAGGGTAGTCATCGTGAGCTCCTTCAAAGTCTGGATGGTGGCAAGATAAGAGCGTACCTTTGTATTCTTTTTGTAAATCCAGCATTTGTTGCTTAAACCTCTCTGCTTCTTTTGTTACTGGATTTGGAATTTCTGTCAAGAAGTTACGAACAACAGATACTAAATTTTTATACAATGCATCCTTAGTGACAAGTGAGAATTTGACTCTGTAAAGTCCAGTATTTTCATCTCTAAAATAAGTATTACGCTCGAACATATCTGGCATAAAATCACCTTGCCCAGTAGAGTCAATTGCCATCGCTCTTACATTGTAGTGACTTATAAAATCATTGATGATATCAAACTGGTCTTGGTAGTTGTCGCCCTGTAACTCAAGCCAGTTAATTAATTGCTTACGCTGTTTACCGTCACGCATCCTAAGCACAGTGACAATAGTTGAGTCTGGCATCTTAGCTGTATCTATACCCACAAAGCATTCGTTTGTTTTATCTTGGTAGACACGCTCAAAACCACCTACTAACTTATCGAACTCATCAGCTACCATAAATTGTCCAGCACCCAATACCCATTTAAGTAAATACTGTGTTTGAAACTCTGGGTTATCTTCGCCCCACTCTTGACGCTTCTGCTCCACCTTCCTCTCGTAGTTTAAGTGGAAAGTATCTCCATCTCTTTCGTATGCTTCACGCTTTTGCTTAACAACCTCGTTACAATCAAATTTCTTAACTTTACCTGCGTTTTCCATTGCTCTGAAGTATGTCTTAGAATACCCAGCTACACCAACAGATATTTCAGGACCGTTGGTAGATGTAAGCATCGGGTCTGCCTTCTTGCGTTTCTGCTTATCGTTTATCGAGTTGGCTTCCTCAAAGATATTGATATCGGTAGTCTTGGATTCGATATTGGATGTTTCAGTCAGTGCAAAAGTATAACAAATAGAGTTATTACTTAACTTTAGCGTGGTACTGTTACTCTCCTTCTCATCAACAACAGATTCAAAACCGCTTTGCTTAGCGGTTGTTAGATGGTCTTTAATAAGGTCAAAGTCTGTTTTGGTTTGCTCTTTTTGCGGTGCGAATATAGCAACACGAATATGCCTACCGATAATATATTTACAGAAAATCATTAGAAAAGCACAGGTAAGAACTATTGCCGTTGTCTTACCTGCCTGTCGTGAAACCTCAAAGCCCATAGCTCTGCCGTCACCAGACATCACACCTTCGAGGATAGTGTCCGATATTTCTCGCTGGAAGGGATATAAATCTATATGGTAGACCTCCTTGATAAATTTATCCCTTGCTGTCTTCGCTTCCGCTATCGTCATTCTTTCCATCATGTATTGCCCTCACTATTCTATCCACCGCATTATCTTTGTTGTCAGTTTCAATACGCTCTTTGAATTCGCCTGGGAAGTTTCTCTCAAGCCACCAAGCACCAGCCTGCCAATGTTCACTCATAGCTTTGAAGATTGACATAACAGCCCGTTCTTTACCTCTTTGACGAGCCTTCCTCTCGGCTTTCAGTACAGCCTTTTTAAACTCCCACCTTTTTTTATTTGCATCCTTTTCGGACAACCCTTCGAACTCTTCCTTTGGTAGCTCACCCCTCATCCATCTTGCGAAGGTATCGTAATGAAGACCAGCTTCTTCGCAGGCGTTAACTCTACCCTTGAGGTCAACTATGCCATCTACTATTACCTTAACGACATCCTTGTTATATTTCGACATTTTAACTCCTTATAATTTTTCTGCTAATTCTCCAGTAAACTGTTCCCACCTTTTTACTATTACATCGCAGTACTTGGCATCTAACTCCATAATAAAGCATTTACGGTTTAATTGCTCACAAGCTATTAGCGTAGAGCCAGAACCACCAAATAAGTCTAAGACAATCTCGCCCTCTCTTGAACTATTATTGATTGCCTTTGCACACAACTCTACTGGCTTCATAGTAGGATGCTCTTTAGACTGCATTGGTCGTTTAACTTGCCACAGTGTAGTCTGCTTTCTATCACTATCCCACTTATGCTTGCCACTGTCACTCTTCCAACCATAAAGTATAGGTTCGTGTTGCCAATGATAGTCTTGCCTACCTAACACCATTGAATCTTTAGCCCATATTATATTCTGCTTTTGCTCGTAGCCACTATTTTGCAATGCATTTTGAAAGTTAATCCTCTCCATATCGGCATGGCAGATATAAATAGCCGTACCTGGCTTAGTAAAACTAAAGTAGTTTATAAAACTATCTAATAAGAACTGATAAAATTGGTCTCCAGTAAATTTATCGTTAGCTATCTTTAATCTCTTTTTAGTCTTGCCTTCGTAATCTATATTATAAGGTGGGTCGGTAAACACCATGTCACCTTTTTCACCGTCCATCAGTTTCTCTACATCGTCCATCTTGGTAGCGTCACCACACATCAGTCTATGATTACCCAACTTGTAGATGTCACCAACTTTAGTTTTGGGCTCATCCTCTGAGATATCAGGAACGATGTCTTCCTCTATCTCCTTGTCCATCTTGAAGTCCTTCTCGTCAAAACCCCAATCTCTAAGGTCGTTTAAATCAAAGCTATTAGCCAGCTCGTCGAAGTCCCACTCACCAATGTTCTTGTTAGAGCGGATATTGTACTCCTTAACCTCATCTTCGGTTAAAAGTCTGTCGGGTACTCTAACATCAATCTCTTCCCCACCTCTGCCTAACAATTGCATTATCCTTAGACGCTGGTGTCCAGCTAAGATTACATTGTCAGTATTGACCGCAGGTATCTCAGCCAAATCAAACTTTTCAAGAGACTTTTTCAAGTCTTCGTTTTGCTTCTCAGTCATCTGACGAGGGTTATGCTCGTAAGGAATAAGGTCATTAATCTTACGCTTTTCGGTGTGCCATCTCATCGAACTCCTTATCCCAAGGAAAGCCATTACCAAAATGACCCCACTCGGCAGTACTTTTATAAATTGGTTCTTTTAATTTAAGACAATCAATAATCCCCTGCGGTGTTAAGTCGTAATTGTTGGTTATAAACTCTGGCTTTATCTCTTCCCCATCCAACAAGACAGTAACCATTACTGGTTCAGCTACACCAATAGAGTAAGCAAGCTTTACTATCACCTCATCGGCAGAGAAATGATACAAAAGGTCAACAGCCATCTTTCTTGCCATGTAGGCAGCCGACCTATCAACCTTAGTCGGGTCTTTGCCAGAGAATGCCCCACCACCAACTGGTACTTGTGGTCCGTAAGCATCTTGAACTATCTTACGCCCTGTAAGCCCTGTGTCTGCGTCAAAACCACCCCTCTTCCAATCACCAGATGGGTTAATATATATATCTACACCCTGTCTTGATAGTTTATTAATCTTTAGCCAACGCTTGACTCTATTCCTTAGAACCGATGATGGTACATTTTGGAAGCTAGCCACAATGTGTGTAATATTCTTCTTATCATCTATTGTTATCTGTACCTTGCCATCGAAAGAGAACTCTTTATAAATATATCTACAAAGCGAACGAGCTAAATAATGTTCATGCGGTATCATCTCTTCGTTATCGCTACAAGCGTAACCAACCATAATACCTTGGTCACCAGCACCACCCTTTTTAACACCACGGGCTATTGCCTGGCTTTGGCTAGCTATATTTAAGTGTAACTCCATACCAGCAAGAGAACGAGGCAGTATCTTCCTAATTTCCATCGCATCTATATAAACCCTACTAGTAATCTCACCTACAATATAAAGATGTTTATGTCCGCCCATTACTTCAATAGCAACCCTGCTGTTTGGGTCTTGTTTTAAGCACCAGTCTAAAATTAAGTCCGATACTCTATCGCAAATCTTATCTGGGTGTTTAGGGCTACAAACTTCGCTTGTTCTTAACATCTCTCAACTCCTTAATTATTTTCTTATACTGCTTAGCTGATTGCTCGATAGTATATTTTAGAGTAGCAATCCTCTTGTGATGCTTCGCATCTTTAATACGGTTCTTAGCATCGACTAGTCTATCAACATCCTCTGCAAACTGTGCCACTGGCATACCTAAGTGCCAACATAGCGTAGTTTTATTGTTAGATTTAAACCTATACATGGGCGTAGGTGAAGCAGGTAATAGAGCAAAATCTGTCTTAAGTATCTCTGTAACCAACTCGGGATAGCTCGTCCACTTTTTGTAAACAAACTTCATGTCTTTGTATTTAAGTTTCCACCTCTCAAGCTCTCGGGGTGGCAAGTCTGCAACTATAACTAGCTTTATTTTGTGCTGGCTTAGCTTTGGCAGTGCCGCAGTTATCGCTTTGCTGTTTTGAGAGTAGCCATACCAAACACAGCTCTTAGCGTTGCCTTTATGTTGTTTGTCACCCTTAATTACAGTCGTATCATGTCTATCAGGAACATAATAGACAGGCTTGCTAGTTTTGTCTTGTAGAAAGTTATAAATACCTCTGCTAGAACAGGTTACAGCATCACATAACTCTATAAACTCAAATATATCGTACCTTTGAAACCAGTCGGGGTCACAAATATCCAATATCTTAATACCATTATACTGACGAGCATGTTCATGCCAGTAGTATTTCTGGTAAATAACCACATCATATTTACGACCAACCTTAAATACCTCCGCCTCTGGGAAGTGCTTTAAAAGATTATACATTCTAAGAACAGCCGAGCCTGGCTTTGTTTTCTGATAGTCAAAAGGTAATAGTCCAATTTTCATTATACCTCCATATTTTCAATACTCTTTGCAACTTGACCGATATAGTTTTCTGGCCAGTACATAGCTGAGCCATAAACAAATGCTATCATCTTACAATTCTTGCACTGGTATATCGCATCACCGTTAGATATTTTCCTAAGCTCTGTATGGTCGCACTCATCTCGATTCTCATAGTCAATATCTATACCCTCAATTTCTTTAAGGGTTCTCTCTAAATCCTTCAGTAACTTTGCTTTAGCCTTCTCAAGTCGTTTACCTTTTATTTTTGGCATCATACTCCTTAACATTAGCTCCAACCCAAATTGAAGCTAAACCGTGACTATTTTGGATAATATTAATCTTCACTACCTTGCCACTGCCATTATACTCAGCCATCACTACTACACCTTGCTTATCGTATATTACTTCTCTGTCCATTTTATCCCTTCGGCTCGCCAATAGTCTTTTTAAGAAACTTTAACCATTGGTCAGCAAATTGTTTATGATTTAATTTATCGGCTACTGTCTGACGGGCGTTCCTACCTATCTGTACAGCCTCGTCAAAATGGTTCTCTATCAACTCGTAAACTAGGCGTGCTGTCCTGTAAGGGTCTTTACCGTCAATAATAAACCCATTCTTAGCGTTATCTATAAACTCATCAGCACCGTGTTGTGGTGTAGTCAACACACAGCACCCAGATGCCATCGCCTCGGTGCGTGCTCTAGGCATTGGCGAGTCTAAAGTCGGGTTAATGTAAATAAGGCTCCTTGCTAACATATCCCTATAAGCATCATAAGCGTTACCAAATCGATTGTCTCTTGTTGATTGATAATCTACGCCAATCCACCACAGTTTGATACCATACTCTTCCTCTAAGATATTCTTCAGACTTCTTAGGAAGCGTCTGCCGTAATACACCTCACTCATACCAGCAGGAGCGACAGACACACAAGCTCTAGGCTCCTTCGTTTTAACTAGCCAATCGTCTACATTAAGTCCATGAATGATATACTCACCCCAGCCAAAGTCATCCCTTGCTTGTTTAGAGTTACAGATAAATGAATTATCACCCACTAATTGTTTAATACCATCAAAGTGTTCTGGCTCAGTTGAACCTCTGCGATAAACATCTCCACCGTTGACTATAATATCTCTATCTGGTAATCCTTTAATATCCGAAGGCTCGTAAAGCGTAGTACCGTGCATTATCACAATCTTAGGGATATCCTGTATTGCCTCGTTCATTTGTCGGTAAAGTTGTCCCTTGCCCATTCGGGGGTCAACGCACTGTTGGTCTAAGTGAAGCAGAACAGCATCGTACTTACCTGGCTCATAATGAGTAACCCAGTTCACATTAGGCTTACTATCACGGATAGTATCAGCCCATCCTCTGTACGGATTGACCATATAATCCCATTCGATAAATGGTAGCTTCTGAAGTTCCCAAGCATGAGCTAAGTGCCAAGGGTGGTCTAATATCTTATACTTCTTCATTTTTCCTCCACACAACTATACCTGCATCCTTTTTATTAAAGTCATCAATTATCACTTTGCTAGGTTTACCCAGCACCTCATCGATTGCTTGAGTCACTCCTGCCTCAATGTTGTAATCATGCATCACGATAAACTTAGGCTCCATCTTTAACGAGTTGATAATATCCTGCTTAACAAACTCATAATCGTGGTTACCGTCTATAAATATAATATCAAACTTTTGCTTGAGCTTAGGAAGTACCTTTGTAGAATCGCCAATTATCCTTTTTACTCTTGACTTATCGTACTCTGGCAAGAAATCTGGGCTCTCATCGCTCTTATCTATAATATCAATAGTTGTTACCGTAGCACCAGCCTTTACCATCCAAGCAGTAGAGAAACTCGAAGCTGTGCCTATCTCAAGGGCTGTTTTTAGCTTGTGCTTGTCAATTAGATACCACAAATAAATACCACGAGATAAGTCTTGATATCCGCAGACTTCTTCTAATACATGTTTAGCTTCCATAATTTATCCTTCATTTTTATTATTGAGTTTCTTTTTTCGTTCTTGTTTCTCGAACCCGCTATCTGACTGCACCTCGCTGTCTCGACAAAGACAGTATCTATACCGTTAGTCTTCGTTAGGTAATTAAGTGCCTGTGTCATTCCACCATACTCATCAACCCACTCTGGGAACATACCAATTGAAATTATATCATCCCTATAAATACAAGATGCATTTTCTACAAACGACTTTTTACCGTTTTGCTTATTGGCATATACCCACTTCTTCTTATCAACATTCCTTACCAACTCATATACCATGTTAGGGTCAGCCTCTAGCCTCTGGTCTAAGTAAACCATTATTTCACCATCAGCTTCTATCGTCCCCAAATTACGAGCCTTAGCCAATCCATACCCATTATAGTTAGTATTGTAATATCCAAGTGTAATACTCTTCTTATCGAACTCTGGTTTTAGTGTATCTACAACAGCCAGTAACTCTTCTCCTGGCGTACCATCGTCAGCAACAAGTACCTCAAACGGTTCGTAGGTTTGTGCTAATAAAGACAGTAAGTTTTTCTCTAACACTTCTGGGTGACTATAAGCAGGCACTACAACAGACACTAACTTGTTACGCCTACCAATTGTTTGATACTCCCTAGAGTACTTTTTAGCCCTGCGAACAATAGAGTATTGCTTGACCACTTCCCACGCTTTATTGCGAAGGTCTTTTCTTACATCTGGGTTATCCATTAAATACTTAATACACCTCTCAAGCGACTCCTCATCCTCTGGCTGTCCTTCGTTAATGAATATCGCATCATCGTATTGGAGTATGTCTGGCACATGCCCTACACTCCTCGACAATACAGGCACACCAGTAGCCATAGACTCTAATATAGGTAAAGTACCAGACTCAAATCTATCTTGTGAATTACATACATGTAGTGCTGCTTTTTTATAGACTTCGGATAGCTCGGACACAGGAATGTTGCGTAGCATTACTACTCCCTCCTGTATCACATCATTGTAATAGTTGGTATCGGATATATCACCAACTAAATACATTTTGATTCCTAACTTCCTGCATACCTTTGCAACTGGCAGTATTCCCTTCTTTCCCTCTATCCTTTGAGCTACCATTAATACATAACCATCCTCGTTATAATCAGGATTAAACTTCCAATAATTTAAGTCTATGCCCGATGCCATGTATGTATTATTAACGCCGCCAGTACTAAGTTCTGCTTGCATCGTCTTGTTCATTACATAGACCTTAGTATAATCCTTCCAATCCCTCTCAAAGATATCGTAAGGGTTATGGTGCGTTAGCATCGAAGGTACTTTCTTGCTCTCGGGGAATTTCTCTCTGAGCATTTCAGCAGTCTTCCAATACTGGAAATCAATAACATCTACCTTCTTATAATTTTCCTCAAACCAATCAAGGTCAGCTTGGTCTGGTCGCTTAGGATGGATAGGTCGGTACAGTATAGTATGCTTTTTGAGGTGAGGTATTACACCCTTTATTATTCCATCTACCGCAGAGCTTGGCTTAATACCGATTATCATTATCTTCATTAGACCTCCCTAGTAAAGAACTCTTTAATTCTATTTATAAAACCTTGTTCATTTGGTGGTATCTCTGGGAACTTAACATCTTCGAACTTAATATCTTCCACCTTCAAGTTAGAAGCAACCTCTTTTATAGATTCGAGAATTTCTTCTTTTATCAGTGCTTCGGCTTCTTCATTACAATCACTTATCGAAAATGTACCAGATAGTTTGACAGTTCCCCTTATCAATTTTGTTTCGTCAAAGAGTTTCATTAAGCCTCCAAATTGTAGACATTAGCAGCACAAGTATTCAGTGTATTGGAACAATAAGTTGTTCCGCTCCACCAAGGATAAGGATGACTCCACTTTTCAATAATAATAGGATTACCCCAATTATTAATGGTTACATTGGTTTCTAAGGTGTACTTCTTCCAATCATCTGGGAGTATCTTTTTGAGAACCTTTAATAATTCCTCTATCCTAGCACTCTCTTCTATCTTGATTGTTTTGTTAACCGTATCTAACTGTATCTTCATACATCCTCCTAAAATAATGATTGATAATAATTATTATCGTATTCACCCCAACCATTGTATCCAAACTGACTTGGCTTAAGACCTCGCAGATAACCTTGGATAAACCTCGGGTGCTTTTCTAGTGGTATTACTTGTGATGGCTTAGCAATTCGTGCCGATGCCATAGTATTAAAGTATTCTAATGCCTTTGTTTCCGACTCAGCACCCCAGCCGTCATCCTTACCGTAATATATTTTGCGAGCCACTGCAAAACGATGCATCTCTCTGGCTACTATTTTCTTGTCCTTGAACGACCAATCGTAATTAAAGAATTCTATCCTTGAGTTGGGTAGGCTATATTTATTTATTTCGTTACCACTGACCGCTATGTGAGCACCCCCATCCTTAGTAAATTTTACTGGATAGCGTCTGTTTAAGGCTATAGGGCATATTGATTTAAGGTTATATCTATCCACTAGCATAAACTGCCATTTTAGA